TGCAAACCGATTGGGCATCTCAGTACCCGCCTATGAAACTCTGCCTCGGAACAAAGCGAACCGGAGCCTTCTCACGGTCTTCACCTGCCGCGATGTCCCACGCTTCATCGTACTGGGCTTTCAGTATCGGAGTGCGAGCTTCCGCACCCGGTATCTTCATAGAGAGATAGTAGGCCAGCCCCGCCACCATGCAGGGGAGAAAACGAAACGGGATGTCCTGCCCACTCAAGCCTGTGCCGACATCGAACATCCGACGCAGGCGGGTATAAAAAAGGGTGTACGTGGTACCGGCATCTGGCTTGGGCCATACCGTAAACTGGGGGTAGACCACGGCACCCGTAGAATCATTGGCACCGGTACGCCGATCAATCCAAATCTGGATGGGCCGACCCGTCGCGTTCTTGTTGGGAATCGCTACATAAGTGCTGGAGGAGATACGGGAGATGTTGATATCGATCTGATTGGTACCCGTCCCGGTGCGGATCACATGGTCGAGCAAGTCCACCGTATCGGCAGGGAGATCGTAGGTACCTACGTCAAAAGTTAGGGTGTGTGTCCCCGTCTCCAGCATCCACAAGTTGATACCCCGTGAGGCCCAATCGAGCAGCAGCAGGTTCAGACTGCGCTTCGCCGTCCGTAACTCATAGCCCGTCCTAAGCTCAGCCCCACAACGCTCAAAGGCTTCCTCAACGATCTCGTTCAGATCGAGGTTAAAACTCGTTGTCGCTGTCGTGTTGTAAGTCATTACTCTTTACTTCCCCGCTTGACGGTACGCACGGGTTTTTTGCGAGATACCTTCCGGCTGCTTGACGAACTGCTTGCCCGCCTTTTTGCCTTTTCGCTTGGCGGCGGTGGTTCGGGCGTACTCACTAGAGCTAAGAGCTTTAATAGCAGCTTCAGGTAAATATCGTTCGCCCGTTCGAGAAGACGGCTTACCACTTTTGGTTCTCCATTTTTGATCCCCCCAAGCCTTCAGGGAGCGTTGCGGATCTCTCATGACTTATACCCACCGCCCTTCTCCTTGTAGCGCTTTGCCAAAAGCTGTGCCTTGCGCGCCGACCATTGGTCTGCTTTCGTGCCTTGCGTTGCCGACGCCTTGATAGACTCAAACAACTTCTTCCGCATACCGGGCTTGGTGTAGTTACCCGCTTCGTTCACCTTGCTCTTCTTACTGCTACCACCTTCGGAATAGGTCTTGATGGGCTTACCCGTACCGATCACGGGCTTGCTGTCCCCACGCCGTCTAGCACGGGGAATTTTCGCCGGACTCATATCACCCATTCCACGTGAGGGCATCATTAGATGATCTTCCCTCGGGTCTTGCCCTTCACAGCGCAGCCATCAATCGAGCCGCCTTTGTCATAACGCATCACGCCACCGCTTCGTGCAGTCCGGATTCCAGTTTTACGACGAGCACGTTCCTCTGCTTCTCGCCTACGCCGCTCTGCTTCCATTTCTCTTTGGAAGGCTTCAGGCGTAACAACCTGCTCTTCAATAACGGATTCCTTGCTCTTCTCTTTACGCTTCTTATCACGCTCACGATCTCGCTTACGAACCTCTTCGCTCGTGTAGTACTCCATGAGTGTGTCCATGTCCTTCTTCTGCTGCTCAGCATTACGCTCGGGCAGCATTGAACGCGGAACGAGGTCGTCCGTACGACCACCTTCTTGGAACTTCTTAACGCGGGGTTTTTTAGCCTTAGGCTTTGGAGGGCGAGGCATACGGGGTTTTTTAGCCGCTGAAGCACCAAACCGGGGCATTTTCCGCTTAAACATACCAGCAGTATATTTAGGCATCCGGTCCATTAGCACTTTCCGCCCATTGCCATCTTAACCATCTTGGCCTTGGTCTTGCCCTTGTGGGCTACGCCATCCGCCGCTTTACGGTAGGAGCTACCGCCCTTGGCTTTGGACTTGACCTTGCCGCCCTTCTTCATACCGCCTGCCATTGCACGGCCCATCTTGTCAGCCATGTCGCCACGCATCGCCATCGCACGGCCCATACGGTCTTTCATTTTACGGTCCATCATTTCTTCATTCCTCGTAGAGTTTGAGCAAGTCTTGCACGTTGACCCATCTTGCCCGGTTTTTTTGCAGCCGCAGCAAGTTTCTTGGCGGGGATCTTCATCCCCTTCTTCACACCCAGTGACGAACGAAGCGCACCGGGCTTCTTGATCGCCTTCTGAATCCATTTCTCAGCCATGACTACCTCAGCACTTCCAAGCCCGAAGGCTTTTGTTGATACGTGAGTTGGGATCGTTCGCGGTCTTCTTGCTTGTCAGTTTCTTCTTCATCCCTGACATTCTGGCGCAAAATGACTTCTTGCGAGACCCGCCTTCAGGCTGTGGGGCTTTGAGTCCGGGCTTGCCGGGATTGGCCTTGTTATAGGAAGCCCTGCCTTTGGCATTCAAGCCGCCAGCAGGATTTTTGCCTTCCTTTCTTTGCCATGCAGGTGTCTTCGGCATGGTCTTTACCCCGTTATCCGCAGAAGATGGTGGAGTCCACTACGCCTGACGCAACGACAACACAGAAGTCGTTCATTCCGCTCTTAGTGGTCAAAATGCCATCCGGAGGTACGAACGAAATACCCGCTACGTTGGCAGAGGGAGTTCCGATGCGAAGCACAACCGTGTTGGATTTCTGCGAAGTAAACGTGATGTTGCCCGACGTACCGGCGACGTAGTACACCGACTTGATACGGGTGCGAGGCAGGGCGAGATTCCCGCCGAAGCCAATCTTCACACCACCCACTGAAGCCGTGCTTGCAACGATGGAATCGACCGACGACCAGTAAGTTGCCGAGTAGGTTATTGTGGCAGAAGGACCAATGATGACTTCCGTCGTACGCTGCCCATCCAGATTGCCCACCGCCAAACCGGTCACGGTGAATACCGTTGCGCTGTCTGCGCCATCCGACGTTATCGAGAGTTGATAACCCCAGCCATTACGACCGATGGTGTTACCCGACAACGACAATGAACCGGCGGCTGCAATCGAAGCAGAGCCGTAGAAGTAATCATCATCCGACTGCCCCGGATTAACCGCCCAGACATCAAACGACATACTCATATCTAGATCTCCGTGTTAGAGGGGCCAAACCCCTGCAAGGTTAATTACACGGTGACGCTTTGATAGAGCGCGATGTATGCCGTCGTGGAACCCACCAGAACCGGGATGTAGCCCAACTGAGCCGAGACCGCACCCGAAGCGGCGTTCGCGTTGCTCACCACCACGTTGTTAATCGTGGCAGACGTAGCGACCAAAACAGAAGCGGAGACAGCACTGGCGGAAACGGTGCCAGAAACAAGGTTGCCCTCGAAGCCGTTGTCAGACTTCACCGGGCCTGAGAAAGTAGTACGTGCCATTGCAGATTCCTCACATGCGAGTTACCCACCAGTCTGCATGTCGTCAGCACCAAGAAAGCTGTCTGGCGGGTTAATTGTCTTGGTGATCTCTATATACGTGTTGTCGGAGGGAGTGTCAACGAGTTTGTTAGATTTGCGGAGGTTCTCTTCGCGAGAAAGAAAGGGGGCCGAAGCCCCCTTCCCAATCAGTGCAAATGACTGATTTATCAGGTCGAACCCGGCGAACCAAACATGCCGAGCGGATCAGACCAGCCGAAGCTATAACGCTCGCGGCTCTTGTAACGGACGTTGCCCGTGTCGAAGTCTCCATCCATTCCGTTCTGCAACGGGATACGGACAAAGTGCTTCATACCGTTCGGAACATCCGTGGTCAAGAACCAAGCGTTCGTGTCGGTCAAGTAGTGATTGACCGTATAGCCTTCCGGAATCGAACCCATCGCCTTGAGAGCGTTGATGTCGTTATCCGCAGTTGCCACACGAAGCTCAGTATCGAGCAAGCGCTTCGCAACGAACATCAGGGCCGGGGGGACGATCAACTTGCGGGGCTTCGCTGCAATGAGCAAACCACGCTCGTCAGTCCACGCGGCGATCTGAATGACCGCAGCTTCCAACGAGGTCTCGTTAAGGTCAGCGCCCGTCGCAGGACGGTTGCTGTTGACACCACCCGAAACCAAAGGATGCGCCGTGTTGAACAGGGCGACACCATCACCACCCGGATAGGCAGCGCTGAAGCCGTTGTTCAATACCGATGCCGCCTTGACCTGCTTCGTGTACGCCATCGCTCGGGCGAGCGCCTTGGTATATCGCTTGGACAGCGAATCGTACAGGTTGTCTTCAACCGCTTCTTCCGTGATGGAGAAGCCGAGAGCAATGGTCTCGTGGTTGTACCGGGCAGTCCACGCCTCTTGAGCATTGTCGTACTCAATGGCTTGGCCTTCCGGCTTCACCGGGGCTGCACTGAAGCCCGAGAGCTTCGTCTCTTCTTCAAAGGAACGCTCGGAGGTCTCAGTCTCGTAGATCTCCTTGTGCTCCTCACCATACTGCTTGTACTCAAGACCAAACAGGGCGTTCAAACCCGGCAGGAGTTCCTTGAGTAGTTGTGCACGTGAAATAGCCATTTTCTATTACTCCTTACGCGGTGGCGCTGCTGTAGTAACCGTGGATCAGCAGGTTCACCTTCACCAAGATCTCCGGATAAACCGTGAAGACGATGGTGGAAGCGGACGGGATAGCGGTAACACCACCCGGCACTGCAACCGCCGCATTGATCGTGACCGAGGTGTCGCCTGCCGCAGCAGCCGCAGTGACGAACGAAGAAGTCTCAATGACCTGACCATTGCTGGCGAGGTAAGCGACGTTCGTTCCCACCGGGATAGCGGCCGGGAGACCCGAGCCAGTCAACGTGATCGTGGTGGACGAAGACGAACCCGAAGCAGTAATGCTGAAGGCCGTATCCGGAACCACATCGACGCAACGGACAGGGAGGATGGTGCTCGCCGGAGTCGCGGTCGGAGCAAGCACGGCGTTAGCCGAGTTACCCGTGTTCACGCTACCGGTGTTGTTGATCATCGACAGGTTAGTGCCGACCATCGCCAACGCGCCCGAAGCCGTGACCGTCGTTGCCGAGCAGACAGCCGCCTTGAAGACGGTATCCGGATCATCGACCACGTAGGCCACCGCATCACCCGCAACCGTTCCGGCAGGCCAGTACTGAGCGAACTGACGTTGCTTGGTGGTGGGGTTGGTGTAGGCACAGCCAAGGAATACGCCCGTCACTTGGTTCACGCCCGTGCCCGTGGACACCGCAGCGCGAGTGACAAAGCCACGAGACAACACGACGAAATCGCCGTAGAAGAGGTCCGTAGCATAGGCGTACTGAATGGGCAGTTCACGGATCGAACCCGCGAATACCTGCCCGCCGATCAAATTGACCGGCTTTAGCCCGTAGGGGGCTGAGACAGTAGGATAAGCCATTTGTTACTCCAAAAAAGTGAATTATTTGCCTCGACCAAACGTTGTCGTGGATTTCCGCTCATTAAACAACGGCATCCGCGCATCGTTCAGCCGCATGAAGTTGTTGTCCACGGAGTTAATCTGAGCCTGCGCTTGCTTCTGATAGAAGTCATCACGCTGTTTCATGAGTTCTTCCGGGGCTTTACACAACAACAGTCCGCCAATCTCGATGTTGCCTTTAAAGCGACTGTTCGGATCGGCCTGTAACATTAACTCCGGATGATCTTCAGCCTTGCAGGGCTCCCAACCTTCCCGAAGTTTTGCGGAAGTATTTGTGGGATCAGCTTGTCCCATCATACTGGTCCGGATCCAGCGAAACACCCAACCCGGTTGCTCCTTCGGTGAAGGTAGCGTTTGAGGCGGGGTCCACTGAACTTTGCGTTGCGTTGATTCACGATTCTCGACTTCACGAGCGAGTCTATTCTCAGCCATTTTAGTTACTCTCCAGTTTCAGAAGTTCTTTTGCGTACTGCTCATTGCTCAATCCCAATTTCTTGGCAATGGCAACTTGAGTCGGTGTCAGGCGGACCTGACGCGGCGCGGTTCCCCGCGTAACCGGAGCCACTACATTGGCTGGTTTTGTGCGAGCGGGCTTTTGGGCCTGCTTCGTTTGAGTGGCTTCATCCTCGTCAGCGTCATCGAACGCCTCGGGGAATCGCTTCCTCATAGTTTCATCGACTCGGCGGTAGTATTCGTCTGAACTAGGATCTACGCCGCTCCGGACCAATTTTTCATGCGCTCCCATTGCGAGGGCGGTCATCTCCTCGTCTGCGCCAAACCACGTGTTCCTCTGTCTCCATGCTTCGGCTTTTGAATCGAAGCTAGATTGTTGAGGCGCTTGTGGCGCTTGGGGCTGTTGTGCGGGTTGTACACCCGAATCTTGATTTTGTAAAGGGGGTCTAATTCGACTAAGACTTTGCTGTCGCTGTTTAGCTTCCGCTAACTTTTCTTGCGCCTGCACTATTAAATCAGAGTCACCACTATCGTAAGCCTGTTTAAGTAACTCTTTAGACCGGGCTAATTCCCCTTCTGCAAATCTAGCGGCCTCTTTAATAAAAGCGGCTTCCTTCTTAACACCGTCTTCTCTGAGTTTATTAATCTCCTGCTCACGCAACTGAGCAAATTTAAGAGCTTCCTCTCGCTCACGCAGGGCACGCTCTTTTTCGCGGCGCTCGTCGTGCCAGACCTTTTTCATCTGGGAGAGGCGCTTCTTGACCTTATCGGAGTACTCCTCAAGGTCGTCTTTATCTAACTCCTCAACAAGCTCTTTCGGAAGCGGTTTACGCCCTCGGTCCTCCGGAGGAGTATCATCCTCAATCTCAATCTGGATGTCGTCTTCAGTTTCTACGGCTTCAACCTTGGTGTCTTCCTGCTCGTCAGGAAATTTGTATTCTTGCATCTCAGCCATGATTTACTCCTTATGCGCGCCGGATTCCACGGGGGTCATCCACCACCGCTTCCACCGTGTCGTCGTTAATAATGCGGAACTCCCTGCCGTGGATGACCACGCGGGTGCCTGAGTAGGGTCGGGTCAAGACAAAATCGCCTTCCTTACACCACGGACCTGTGGGAAATCGGTCCTTATCGGCATAGCAAAGGTCGCCCATCTTGACGACGAAGAGGACTACGGTGGTTTGCTCCTCCACCTTTCTCGTTTCATCCGCCTTGATTAGCCCACCCTCAAACTCTTCTTCCACCTGTGGTACTGCACAGAGGATTCGGAAGCCCTTGGGCTCGGGCAGGAGTTTGGCTTTTTCTGCCTGCTCCTTGGTTGCTTCAACATCAATATTACTCATTGTCGCGCTCCAAGCGTTTTGCAAGGTCTTTGATGTGGTTCTTTGCGAGTTCAAGACCCTGTAACGCCCCGCAAAGACGTTTGTATTCACCCTCGTTCAATTTGCCTTGAGTGAGGGTTTCAACAATTAAAGTGCGCTCGTCTTGGAGCTTGGCGTCCAAGTATTCCAGAGCGTTGCCATATGCCATGTATTACTCCTGTGGTACGGTCTCCTTTGACCGGGCTCTTTCTAAATCGTCGCGGGCTTTCGCAATTTCAAACCCGAGTTTGGTTCCTTCAAGCTGCTGCCTGCCGGATTCCTGCGCTTTGTGCTTCTCAATGTCAGCACCCAAACGGGCTGCTTCAAGCTGCTGACGCCCAGAGATCTCCGCCTCGCGTAGACGTAGTTCATCTTCTTTAGCTGCGGCGTTAATGTAGTTTTGCTGCTCTTTAATACGCAGTTCTTCCATCTTGGCCTGTGCTTCCATCTGAGCCTGCATCTGCTTGGTTTGCGCCTGCATCTGCTTGATTTGAAGATCCATCTGCTGCATTTGAACAACAGGATCCTGCATCTGCTGTGCGGCCTGCTGCATTTGCATTTCGGCCTGATCTTTCTGAAGTAAGCGGTTTGCAGCCAAAGCACTAACCTGAGCCAACTCCACTTCCATAGTGGGCGGTAAGTCGTACTCGTCTGTATCGGTCTGCGGTAACGGCGGCAACGCCACACCGAGTTGTTTCTCGATCTCGCGCCTGTACTGAAAGGCGATGTGCTCCATGATGTGCGCCTGCAGAGAGGCGGTTAATTGCTGCGCCATTGGGTTTTGTCCCATCATTGCAGCCATTTTTGGATCTTGTCCCAAAGCCATGTGGACAGCGATGTGCGCCTCATGATCTTGATAGATAAACGCTTTCAACGGCTTACCCAT